TCAACCATCTTATCCTCGCAAGTACAAGGGTAATCCTACAAACATAGTTTATAGGTCACTTTGGGAGAGAAAATTCATGGTTTATTGTGATAATAATGAACGAATACTTGAATGGGGAAGTGAAGAAATGTACGTTTGGTATCGTTCACCGATTGATAATAGACCACACAGATACTTCCCAGATTTCTATATCAAAGTGAAAGAGAGCACAGGTGCAATCAAGAAATATATCATAGAGATCAAACCAAATAAACAAACAAAACCACCAGCAAAACCAAAAAGACAGACAAAGGGTTATCTACGTGAAGCATATGAATACGCAAAGAATCAAGCAAAATGGGAAGCAGCAGATGAATGGTGTAAAGATCGTGGATATGAATTCAAAGTATTTACAGAGAAAGAGTTAGGTATAAAATATGGCACGTAGAAAAGCGACACGATTATCACCGAAAGCACTTCTTCGACTTAGATCAAAATTAGTTCAGGAAGGATATGGTAATTTTTTGTTTTCAGAAGATACATCAACAAAAGCGTACAATTTAGAAACAAATAGACCTGAAGACACAATTGAAAATCGTATTCGTCCTGTTTCAGATAGTCTTTTATCAATTAAGAATCCAGATGAACTTGCAGAAAGAGTTAAAAGTGTTCTCATTGAAGGTCCTGTAGTTCCGATACCAGGCTCTTACTACATGTTTCGATATATGGCGAAAACACCAGAGATTAAATTTGACTTAAATCCTCTAGTTCAAGTGACTGAAGTATTTTCATATGGATTCATAGCATACAACTTTCACTGGGGTAGAAATAGAAAATACACGTATCCAGAGGTGCAAGGTGGATTATATCAAGTGACTGCAGATGAGTTGAGAGACCTTGAACTGATACCATTTCAGAATTTCCAGATGAAACCTCCTAAATAGTTAAAAAAAGATATGGCTGATATTTTAGACGAAGTTGCTCAATATACTGACTCGTCATCATTCGATAGAATTGATGCTAGTACTTTTGCGTCTACACCAGCATCAACCACGACAACTACAACAGGTAAGAAAGAAGAAGGGGGAGCAAGAAAAACTAAAGTATTATCATATCCATTATCAAGAAGAGATGATCAAGAAACAGATTATTTGGAGATAGTAATAGCAGAGTATGTTCCACCAGGTTTACAATTACAAGGAGTATCATTTTCCAATCTATCCAATAACAAAAGTTCTGGTGAAAGCTCGAACTTAGTATCAACAACATCTGAATCACAATTAGTGTTCCAAAAAGGTAGTGGTAATTCCAAAGAAGAGATTGAGGCAAAGGATGCAAGTTTTGCTCTTAGAACAGGAAGTCAGTCAAATCGAAAAAAGAAAAAAATAAAAAGTATAATAAATTTACCAATCCCTAGAAATGTAACTGACACTCAGGGTGTACAATATGGGGAATCTTCATTAAATCCGTTAGAGGCAGTTGGATTATCTGCTGTAGCAGGTGGAGTTGATCCAGCAGGTAGTGTTGATGCTCTAAAAAATGCGTTCATTACACTTTCTGAGGGTGCTGGTGAGATGTTACAAGATCCGAACACAAGAGGTGCTATTGGTGCTGCAATCGCAGGAACCGCTATCGGAGCACTTGGAGGTAACGTCAGTGCAGATCAACTTATTTCAAGAGCAACGGGTCAAATACTAAATCCAAATCTTGAATT